TCAAAAAATATTACGACGGGAGCAAAATTCAGTCGGTGATATTTTCCGTTTCAGCTATGGACACAAACAACAGGCAGGCTGTGCTTGTGGAAAAGCTCTGCGGCATATGTGAGACCCTTGCCGCTTCCAAGCCTGTTATCGAGGGCATTTCACAGGTCAAGGTAAAAGTAAATTCACTGCCTGCCCCAACGATGCACAATGAACAGTACTGGATATACACCGCCGGTATCGAAATTACATTTTTTATACAGAAATGAAAGGAATGATTTTATGACACTTAAGGAAATGTTTGCGAAAGTCAAGACAAACCCTGCATTTGTGGGATTTATCACTACGGATCAGATGGTTCTTGCTATTGACGTTTCGGCAGAGCAGAACGCTGATGTTGATGAATTTGCGGTCGCATATATGGGCTTTACAGACCGTTCTTCATCGCTTAATCCCAAGGAAAAGACAAACAGCTATTACTACCACGGCGAAAGCTCCACAAAGACGGGCAATCAGAGAACTATCACATTCAAGTGCGACCGTTACAAGGGCGACCCCTTCCAGGACTTTGTTACTTCATTTGATATGAAATACGCAAAGGGTCAGGCTGCTATTGTAAGATATGCGTGGCTCAATATTCTTACGGGTGAGGGCGAGATCGGCTCGGGTTCTCTTATTCTCGATGATGACGGTTCGGGTGCTCCCGAGGAAAACCTCTCCGTAGGCGGCAGCATCAAAAAGGCTGCCGCTGAGCCCACAAAGCTTGAATATATGGGCTTTGGCGGTTACACTGCTCTTAAGGTGTCTCCTGCTGACTGGGCTTCCAAGTATGACAGTTACTATGAGAGAAAGAACGGTGCTTTCGTGAAGCTCGAAAAGGGTGAGAGCGCTCCTGAGTTTGCGGCTGACAAGTATTATTCTAAGGCTGCTGAGTAAATTCTGAAACTGCGGTATGCGGGGATTTCCCGTGTGCCGCTTTTTCATAAAAAACGGAGGTTATATTATGGGCTTTAAATTCACTGACCGCATTTGCGTTATCGAGGTAGAGGACAAAAAGTATCCTATTGTCTTTCAGAAGCCGCTCGTTGACAGGCTGGGAAGCATAAAAGACACCTTTCTGAGCCTGAAAAACGACGGAGGGGCTGATGAGGAAAAGGTGATCTTAGCTTTTGACAATGCCATTGACAGCATTCTCGGAGACGGTTCCGCCTCAAAGATATTTGCTGACAGGCTGCCGAACATCGTTGAAAGATATGCTGTACTCAAGTACATTTACGATGAGATCACTGCGTTTATGCAGAGGATAGCAGGTGAGAAAAATGTTGTTTTGCCCGAAGCCAAAGGTCATAAGCATTGACAGTATCCCCGTTCCCGTTGACCCCGATTTCCGCATAATGTGCGATTACTCGGAGGCGATGTCGGACAAGGACGCTGACAAGGCCTGTGCGCTTGCGGGGCGTTTTTACTTTGCGGGGCTGCCTGAGGGCGTTTCGGAGAAGGCTGCGGCGGACGCTATGACGGACTTCTACATTTGGGGTCTTGCGCCCGGAGCGAGGAACAAGGGGACATCTGCCATGGGGTCACATGAGCCGTCGTTTGACTTCTCGGAGGACGAGGCATATTTCTATGCGGATTTTCTCGGGCACTACGGCATTGACCTGAACACGGCAAAGCTTCACTGGTTCGATTTCTGTGCATTGTTTCGGGGTCTGCCCGATGAATGCAGGCTAAAAAGGATAATCGGTATAAGGGCCGAAAGCCTTTCGGAAATAAAGTCCTCTGCGGAAAGGTCGAGGGTGTCAAGGCTCAAACGTATTTTTGCGCTGAAAAAGAAGCAGGCGCCAAGATACAAGACGGCTGCCGAGAGGGACAGGGCTATGCTTGACGAGGTGGAGCGCATTCACAGAGAGGCTATGGAGAGAATGAGAGGTGAGGGCAGGTGACGGTTGGTGAGATCACTTATAAGATCTTAGGCGATGATGCCGATTTCAAAAAGGTTATGGGCAATGTGGGCAGCCTTGCGGCTAAGACTATGGGCATTATCTCCGAAGCTGCTCTTACCGCTTCCGCTGCGGCGGCGACGGCTGTAGGTGCTTTAGCCAAAGAGGCAATCGCAAGCTTCGGGGATTATGAACAGCTTGCAGGCGGTGCGAAATTGATGTTCGGCGAGGCTTATGACTTCATTGCGGAAAAGGCTAAGACTGCCTTTAAGGACGTACAGATGTCCCAGAACGATTATCTTGAACAGGTAAACGGATTTGCCATAGGCTTAAAAACCGCTATGGGCGGCGATGAGATAGGTGCGGCAAAGCTTGCCGACAGAATAGTCACTGCCGAGGCTGATATCGTGGCGGCTACGGGCAATACAGCTGAGAATGTTCAGAATGCTTTTAACGGCATTATGAAAAACAACTACACAATGCTCGATAATTTGCAGATAGGCATCACCCCCACAAAAGAGGGCTTTCAGGAGCTTATCGACAAGGTAAACGCATACAAGGAAGCTCAGGGAGATGCAACAAGATACACTATTGACAACCTTGCTGACTGCCAGAACGCTCTTGTTGACTACATTGAGATGCAGGGGCTTTCGGGATATGCTCAGGCTGAGGGTGCCGATACGCTGCAGGGCTCTATGGCAAGCATGACAGCTGCATGGCAGAATATGCTCACAGGAATGGCGGACCCCACGCAGGATTTTGACAGGCTCGTATCTGACCTTATTGACAGCGTTCTGAACGTATCCGACAATCTTATGCCCCGCATTATGGCGGTACTGCCGCAGATGGCAACAGGCATTACAGAGCTTACCGAAAATCTTCTCCCCCTTATTCCCGACACGCTGGAACAGATGCTGCCTTCCGTTATTGAGGGCGCTAACAGCCTTATTGCGGCGCTGCTTGACACGCTTTCTGCCGTTGCTGACACTGCCATACCCATTGTTACGGAAAACGCAGATGAGATAATCAACACTCTGCTGTCGGGGCTTATATCCGCATTGCCCAAGGTCGCAGGCTCGGCGGCTGACTTTTGCACGGCGCTTATCACGGCTATACTTTCCAACGCCGATATTATAACGCAGGGTGCTGTGGATATTGTGCTGGCTCTGGCTCAGGGGCTGACGGACAATCTGGACGACCTTATCCCTGCGGTGGTAAATGCAGCTCTGACGATAACCGAAACGCTGCTGGACAATGCGGACAAGCTTATTGACGCAGGCGTGCAGCTTATCGGAGCCATTGCGGAGGGACTTGCGGCATCAATCCCGCAGCTTTTGCAGCAGGCACCTGTTATCATCGAAAAGCTTGTGGTCGCCCTGATGGACGCAGGGCAGGCGCTGATAACCGATGTGCCTAAGTCTATTTGTGAAAACATAGTAAGCGGTCTTAAATCATTTGACTGGACTGAGGGTGCCAACAGCACCATTGCAGGACTTAATGAGGCTATGAAAAAGGCTGCTGACAATATGGCAAAAGATGACGGTTACGTTGTGCTTGGCTCACAGGAAGAGGCGGACGCACGTTTGCAGGCGGCGCTTGATGAGCTGGAAGCTCAGAGGGGCGAGCTGACAGGGGCGTACAAAGACCTTGCTGACGGTCTGAACTCCTCAGCTGATGACACGGCAGAGGCGGCAGAGGAAGCAGGCACGACCGTTTCCGAGGCTATAGCTGACAGTATGCCCGATGCAGGCGTTGACGGCGTGGTAGATAAGTCGGAAATGCTTGATGCGGCGCTCAAAGAGCTGGAGGACAAATATGCTGTCCACAAGGTCACGGAAGAAGAATACTGGGCGGGCAGAAAGGCGTTGCTCGAACAGTACCGCAATGAGGAAGATGCGGAGTGGTGGAAGCTCTACGGCAAGGTGACGGAGCATTATGACAAGCTTGCGGACACCGAGGCTAAGGCGGCTGAAAAGGCTGCAAAAGAAGCGGAGCAGGCTAAAAAGGACGCTGAAAGTGCTCTCAAAAATTCCGTTGAGGACAAGTTCCGTGAGCTGGAGACCGAACAGCTGGAAAAGGGCTATGACGACAGCTGGCTGCTGGAGCAGGAGAGGGCATTTATTGAGACCCTTGACCACAATTCTGAGGTGTACAAGGACTATAACCTTAAGCTTCTGAAAGAGCAGAAAAGCACCGATGATAAGGCAGCGAAAGAGGCTGAAACCGCTGCCAAAAAGCAGCGTGACACTCTTGAAAAAGCCTATGACAGCGTTGTAAAATCCCGTGACAGCCTTGCCAAGAGCCTTTCCTCGGGCGGGGATATTTTTAGCAGCTCCGAAGAGACCGACAAGCGGACGGGGGCTAAAACCAAGTCAAACAAGATAGACCTTAGCGGATTTGAGAAAAAGCTGGCTGCCAAGAAAAAGCTGACATCAAAAATTGCCGAGCTGTACGAAAAAAACGTGCCTGACAGCCTTATAACCGAACTGCTCAAACAAGACCCGGAAGCGGCGCTGGACTATGCAACGCAGCTTCTGAAAGACCCCAAGAAGCTTTCGAAAATCAAGTCTTTGTCCAAGGACGATGAGGGCGTAAGCAACATCATTGCCAACATGGTGACGGAAAACTCAGACGAGTTCGAGAAGTTAGGTACTGACGCAGGCACGCTGTTTGGCGACAGCTTTATGGAAGCGTTCAAGGCTAACTGGGAGCAGTCCATGAAGGACGTTTTTGACGGCAATTACGTTGACGCTGCGGCGGCGAATGTATCTGCTGCCAACTCTTCGGCGGCTCTTTCGACAAATACATCGGCTGCGAACACAACGG